AACCTGAACATTCTCGTCACCATCATCGGTGACTGACGCGGGTACTGCTTCCATTATATGAGCCTCCTGTGCTCTTCAGTTATTCTGTTTTAATTTGCGAAACTAGATCAGATGGTAACGCTCGATGAGTTGTCAACTTCGATCGTGATCGGGCTGACGGCGTTGTCGGGACGCACGACCTGAACTTCGAAGTCCGTCTCGATGGTGTCTTCACCCGAGTTTGCAACTTCGAAAGGCTGTATGATTGCAGCCGGGATCGCAACGCTCAGCGCGTATGGCTGTGAGCCGTCGATCGTGGTTGAGCTGGTGACCGTGATGGTCGCATCAGATGTTGGAGCCTGACCCGCAATGGGGCCGGTAACCGACGGCGAGCCGTAGTTGGCCTGCTTCCAGAGCAGTGCATCCTGTGGCCGCAGCGTGATCGACATGGTGAATTCACGCCTCTTGGGTGTGATTTCTTCCACTTCCAACTGGCCCAAGCAGTAATCATCAGATTCGAAGTTGTTCGAAATTGAGAGGCTGAACGATTTGGCACACAAGACCAAGGAGTTGTATTCAATGGCAATTTCAGGGCCCGAGATTAGCGGAGCGCCATCTACGTATGCACTGGCCGGAAGTGAGTTGATGTCGGTTCGGGCAATGCCCGAGATCCCGGTACGACCGATCATGTCGGTGTTAACCATCAGGAGGCCGTCCGCGTCTGCCTCAAATGATAGCGTGTTCACCCTGACGTCGGTGTAACCGAACGTCTCAAAGCTCTGACCAATGCCTTCCTCCAGGGAAAGCCAGGGGAGTTCGCCGCCGCCGTCTAGCGGGGTGTGGGTGTGGCGGTACCATGTCGTATTGTCCGTGATGGTGGTGCTGCCTAATGCGCAGTTCAGCAGTGTGGCCAGGGACTCGAATCGGGCGTACATCTCGTAGCTGCCCTCGTACACGACCGGGCCAAGCGCCGAGCCAGGGATGTCCCTGTTGCCGCCCACCTCTGGGTCCGGGGTAATCAGGGTTCGATTTGGAACCATTGAGCCGCTCTGGACTCGCGGGAACACGCCGTTATTGGGAGCGACCACTCCTGGGGAAGCATAGACGCCAGCCGAAGCTTGAGTCTTGATTCCCAGTTGGCCCGCTTGGCTCTGTTGCTGTGCCATTAGCTATCCTTCGAACTGTCATTGGACTTCAAGCCCTTGGGTGCGACTGGTCTGGTGGTTATCGAAACATCTGGAGACACCGGAGCGTTGCTGACTGTCTCAGGTGCAGATGCTGGAGCAGAAGTGGGATTAGCAGCTTTGTTGCGTTGCAGCTCCGCTTCGGCAGATTCCAATTTCAGCGTCAACTGCTCAACAGCAGCAGCCTGATTGGCGTCATCAAGAGCCGCGTCGGCGTCCCTGATGACTTTTCTATTCTCAGCCTTCGTTGCTGAAATCTTCTCTCTCAGTTCACCAGCGTTCATTTCAAGTCCTTATGTAGTGATCATGAATTCGACAGCAGTATTGCTCATGTAACCGAATTCCCCATCTGCTTCATCATCGAAGAATCTTTGTTCTATTACTTTCATTCTGGATATTCGTTGAACTTCGTTACCCTGTACGGGAACCTGCAAAGCATCCAGTTCTGCCTTAAGACTCTCATCTGTGTGAAGCATTAACCACAGTTCCTCAGCCGTGTCGTACGTCAACCGGTTGCCGTGCTCCTCATCCGTAGACTTTAGGAAGATTTGTATATTGACCAGGCAGGTGTAGACGCATGGGTACCTGAACCCAACTGCGTATCCGTCGGAATCGGGTCGTCGAATTGATGCCTGTATTGTTATCTGCTTGGCAGAGTCGCTTGCGCGGAAACTTCTCTTCTTGACGACATCTATGGCTGCCAGTCTGATCAGGTGCTCGGCAAGTGCGTCAACAATATTGGTGGGGAACATTACGACACCCACTGTTCGGATAGGTACAGGCTGAGAGACGATCTAATCGCAACAGCATCCAGTTCGTCGATGGCGGCCACCGGACGGGCGGCAACGTTGGTCTGGCCCTGAGCAACCATCATCTTTCTTTTCTGCAACCGATCCATCTTGCCGGGCCATGACATCTCATGCCCTGCGGGAGTGGATATGGTTTGGGGCTTCGTATTGCGAGTGAGCCAGGTGCGGAAGTCGCCAGTTCTGACGTTGATCGGCCGACGAGGTGGAAACCCCTTTGAGATTCTGATCTGCTCGGTTACTTCCTTCAGTTTGACCCATTTGCCGCCAACTGCGTCGTCACCTTGCGAGCTGAAGCGATTAGACGCCCTTTGTCTCAGAAACTCATCCGTTGGCCCCTCCAGGAACTTGGTCATGGAAACCGGACCCAAGGATCTCTCAACCGAGTCGGCGATGTTGGAGAACTTCTGGCCGTCAAAGAGAATCCTCACGAATATCCTCCACCTTGGCGCCAGGGTCCGCCGTGATGGTAACCGCTCACGAAATCCATGAAGCTGCCCACACCTGATTCCCTGTCCTCGTTAACGACAACCGGGGCGTTGGTAATCAAACTCTCCCCACCAGGAGCACGCGGTGGTGCTGGCTGCACGAAGAATAGCGTCAAGGCACCGTCACCGCACAGCGACTCCATGCGCTCGTGAGCCATGGAGATCAAATACTCACCGTAAGCGTTCAAGTCGCTATTGCCGGTTGCCCCAGTTTGAGCCAGATACAATCTACCAGTGGCAATGTGTTGCTGAATGAACTTCAGGTGCCTGAGGTCGTTGCTGCCGTCTACGCCTCCGGCAATTAGAGCTGCTTCCGAGGGCAGGGGCAAAACGAAGCATTCGCCTAGCCTGGCGGACATCTCATCATAACCAAGGTCGATGTAAAGCTCTACATCAACTGAGGGGCTTAGGGAAATATCACCTAGCAGTAGGTCGGTGTCTGAATCACTAGCGTGATTGTTGACGTAGCTCACTCACTGTCGTCCTCATTCGAGGCGGCGCCAGATGCCATTCTCGTGGAGCTTGGATGGCAATATTCTGGATCGACGCCGAAGAATTTACCAGACACGTCAACGGCTGGCACGGGTGAAGAGTCAGTATTGACTTTACGCTTTACCTTTGCCTTTGGTTTCTGGGGTGCAGGTGTTTCAGATACTGAAACCTCCGCAGCGCTGGAATCCGTTTGAGGCGGTGTGTCGGACTTTTGTGGTGCAGGTGTCTCGGCAGGTTTAGACTTTGAATCAGCCATTCGTGATTGGTCCTTGTTCGTTGTTGGTGTCGGCAGCGTGGGGTCCGGGGGAACCTAAACCCCACGCTGGAACATATTTCTTACCAGAGAAGCATCGTGTAGGTGAGTTCCATTGCCGGGAACACTGGGTACGCCTTGATGCCGTCATCCAGGGGTCAACGCCGCTCTGCTCCCAGGCATAGAATCCGCTCTGGAATCCATTTTCTGCGTGAGGCGAAGTGAGTGTTTTGCCGAATCCGATCTCAGTACCGATCAGTTCACCAGCGCTGGCCATATCAACAATGAAGATTGCCTGATTCTCAGGCACGAAGCGATTGCGAGTGTTGGTCGTCGAACCAATTGGGCGACTATTCCACTTTGCCTCATATTCGATGACGTTCAAGCCGGTGGCCTGTTCCACAATACTACGAGCCACACTCGGGTCGAAGTTCGAGATCAGGTAGTTGATATCAGTCGAAACGGCACCAGCGGGAGTCGCCAGGCCAGAACGAGGATAGAACTTGAGGCTGTCCGCCATACGCCTAATGGCCTTGCGGCTGAGGATAACACTGGCCATTGTGACGTCGTGCGTGTCCTCCATGAACTCCACAACAGCGTGGAAATCGCCGATGGGATCATGTGAGCCGTCGCCGACATCCCAGTTGACACCTGATGGCGTCGCCTGGTTGTGTTGGTTGACTGGGCGACCAAACGAGTCGGTCCAGATCATTTTGCCATCGTTGTACGAGATGGCGCCGGTGCTGAGTGCCTGATTCATGGTCAGCCACTCAAGACGCCGTTCGATCTTGCGCCTACGCTCAATTGCGTCTCGCGCAACCATCGCGTTGAAGTTACCAATTTCAAGGCCAACAGTCAGCGGGAATGAAGTTCCACCAGCTAGTTCGGCCAAGCGGGAGAATTCACGGTGACGAGTTACGTCGGATGACGAATATGAGTCCTTGACGGCCCAATCGACGATGCTGGCTCGTCCCGTCGAGAAGTAGTCATCCTTCTGGGCTAGTTCCGACTCGGCATCTTCGGCGCGTGCTGGCACCATGCCTTCGTTCTGTGGCTTCGCTACCTGGAACGTGATGTCGTCAGCACCAACCGTCATCATGGGCGCGAACCGGTTCCAGATGTAGTTTCGGTCAAGTGGCAGATCGCGGGCTACGCCAACTGCAACTTCCTTCCGAACTAGCTGGTCTTGCGTCAAGGTTGTCATTATTCAATGTCTCCTAAATCAGACGAAGAGAAGGTCGAGGTTGGTGGTGCCGCGCATTGCGTCAGCCACACCTTGGGTTAGGGTGGTACGAGTGGTGCCGACATATTCGAAGCACCAGGCCAGGACTGCCGTACCGTGATACATGGCGGCAACCTCTCGGTCGCCCTCATCGAGCTGCCACGTTAGGAATGTCTCGCACAGGCCGACGATGTTGGCGGGAACCTCACGACCGTCGGTTGCGGTGCTCTGAAACACGCCAACCTTGTCCAGGTCAACACCAGCAGCAGTAATGCGTGCCAGTACGGTGCCGGGCTGCAACATTCGCAGATCCTTGCCGTCGATGGTTTCCTCGGGAACGCCACTCTGAGCTACCGTGTAGGTCTCAAACTGCATTCCACGAGTTGAACGCTTGTATACGTTCTTGCCGAACGGAGTCCGGTCTACACTTTTACTAAAGCCAGGCATTCAACTCACGCGTCCTTCTGAAGCTTTTGCAGCTTCTTGAATGATTCGGTCTTCTCGATTTCATCTTCATCAAGGCCGCCCATACGGTGCATCGAGATGATGTCCTCCAGGTCCTTGATTTCGGATTCCGGGTCGTCATTGTCGGTCGACTCTGAGCCACCGTCGCCGTGCTTCTCGAAGAGTGAATTCGAGGACATGGCGTCATGGACTGAACGGAACTTCTCGAACTGCTCATCGTCCATTCCGGTGGCCAGGGCGATCATGTCGTCCTTCTGGGGTGCGGGGATGATGTTGCGCTCCACCAGCGAGGAAACGAAATTCTTGCGGGTCGATTCCCGTGCTTCGGTCTGGAACTTCTCCAATGAGTCGATGTGATTTTGCACATCTTCGTATTTGGATACGTCAGAACCATCTACCGAGAACTTGTAGGGCGGCTCAGGCTTGATGCCCTTGATCGCGTCCTCGCTCCCTGCGCCGAATCCCTTTTTGAACTCAGCCTTTAGATCTTCTTCTGTAATTGTCACGGGTTCTCCCGAACTGTTGTTGTCATCGTTACTGGAATCTACGTCTCTACTCAAGCTAAACAGCTTGTCAACTGAAGGTATATCCACGAACGCCAAACCAGTTAATACTGGCGTTTTTGAGTTCATGAAACCCTCGGACACTATCTCCGCCGAGCGCGCTCTGTAAGTGCCACGCTCGTACTTCCCGACTGCATCTGGCTCAGTTATCTTGGCATCGACCAGGAGGTGGTCGCCGTGTACGTACAGCTTGGTCATGTACCCCACAACACTACGTACCGAGTAGGAGTGATCTTCTCTGAGTGGAACGTTGGGGAACTGGCCGTTCTCGGACAGCTTCTGGAAGTTGGACGCTATGGCCTCAATATCCTTCAGGCTCCACTTGTTGGTTCGACCCATCGAGTCGGTAAACTCTCCAACCCGAAACGCACCCATCGCCGTTATCGACGCGGTGCCGTCTTCGTTGATTTCGATTTGAGTTTCAAGTGGCGAGTCAGGCGACCTGAAGACGAGAGTTTCCATATGTTTATAGTCCTTTACTGGTCAATGAAAGCATTTTGCTCATTCTGGTAAACGTGGAGTGATCTTATGCCACCTCAAGCAGGTCCTGCATCTTAGTCGCATGGGGCCAGCTATCTCTATCTCAGCTATGAGGCGTTTCTGCTTCCAGCTCTTCACATGCAAGAACGGCAAGCCGTCTGTGTCGATCTTGAGTATGCCCAATAACGGGCGACGAAGGCAATCGCAACGTATCTCCTCTTCAATCACAACTGCATGTTGTCATTGAGAATGGTCCTGACTGTCTCGGCGATCTTCTCTGGAGACGAAGCGCCGTGTTCCAGGGCTTCCTCAATCCAGTGATTGGCCTTGCCCCAAGCTAGTTTCACTGTTGCCTCAGCGGTGTTGGCGTTGACTCCATCCAACAGTAACGCATCCCAGGCCCTGCGCTTGTATCCTATTCCATCGCTGGGGGCAACAAGAGGCTCTGAAGCTCTGTGGGATTTGTTGAGCTGAGACTCCAGCCTTGATGCGGCGTCCCTGATGATCACATCCAGTGAGTTGTTGCTGGTTGTTGGCTCGGGCGCTGGTGGTGTGACGGTGGGATCAACTGCGGGTTCTGGTTCTTCTGCGGTTAGCTGAACAACCTCGTGCAGCTCCATACCGAGCGCCATTCCAAGCTCTGCAATATCGGGCCTCAGTTGCTGTTGCTGAATAGACGCTTGCAGTATGGCCCTGATGGTTTCGTCCCTATCCTTGCCCATGCGGCGGAATCGGAATCTGGCCGGAGGTGAGTTGTGGGAGAAGTTGTAACTGACGAGCCTGGATAGAACGAACCGGTCCAGGTATTCAGCCAGGTCCCCGGCGAGACCATTGATCTGATACATGAAAGTCTTTTCATGTGCCTGGCCGAGATTGTACGAACCAACATCTGCCGTTCTGAACAACAGGATTGGCACGAACATTGCCAGCGACATCTCTTCGTCCAAGCGGTTCATATACCTGTCGAAGTCCACTCCGCGAAGTTGGCTTTCCAAGAAATCAATTGTGTACTCAAAGTCGTTTTTATCTCCAGAACCACCAGCGCGGTCGTTTGGCAACGCCAGAACTGAACGATTTCTCAGATCCTGAGCCATCTGCACCGCGACCTCTCGACCCGATTTCACCGTCCCATCCTCAAGAGTGACGTCGTCGTCGAACGGTGCTCTGGCAACTATGATGGGCTCGCCGAATCTCTCGTAGTATCTGTTGGCGAACAGATGAATCAACTGGCTGAAGAAGTAGGGTGGGAATGCTGGAGCGAGTAGCTTGCGCCCGCGCATGTCACCGTTCTCCATCAATACCGGATACCACAAAGTGTGATCCCTGGGTATGTACCCCGGTTGTCCAAATTGCTTTATTCCGTCATAGACCTGCAAGTCGGGTCGCACTCCGTTTGGAACTCCAGCCGGGCGAGCGCCCTTGACGGTCTTCCAGTTGACTGAAGCACTTTCCGGGAGTAGGTCTTTGAACTTGTTGACCTCAACACGATTAGTCCTGAGATTGTTCTCGTACTCCAGTACGATTGGACTAAACCCTGCCCAATAGGCTTGAGATATGGCCCTTATGAGGCGAGTCCACGTCTGCCTCAGGTTATCCTCAACGAAGTCTGCTATTCTCTGATCTTCGCATTCAATCCACCAGTCCAACTGGTGCATCGTGAATGACAGCACAGAAAGTGACGCGTTGATCTGGTAGTGGTACCTCATTTGCCTGTAGTCGCCCAGGGTCAGTCTGGACAGGTCAAATTGGAGTACGGCTCCACCCGGCAATGTGGCATACTGTAGTTCGTTCGAGTTGCCACCCCATGAGCTGTATGACGGCCCGAGGTTGGGTGGCGGTGCTTTGCGGTGGAGGTTCTTGTCCCTGTATTTGTCGGGAATCCACAGCTCGGATGCGTTAGTCATACTTCTTGAACACTCCTCGTGCCGAGATGGAACTGGGAGAGCGTAAACCGCTGTCCCCCACGTAGGCTGGGTGATGAATTCTGGTACTGCCGGATCTGAGTTCGTTCCCGGTCGAGACTCCACCGGTGCGGCGGTTCCTGTGGTATCTGCGATCACCCATTAGGATGAAAACAACAGCAGCCATTGCGTCAGCGAGATCTTTAGTGGAATCAGATATATGATCAACCTTGCCGCCTTTGTCCACCAATTGGGATAATTCGCTGTATGCAAGATCTATCCTGTCCGATGGATTCCTTTTCGACGGAACCATCAGCTTGGGCCAGGCGATTCTGTTCTCGTATATCGAATCCTTCAAGTCGTAATACGGCGCCAAGTTGGCATCCACTGATACGTAGTCGGTGTCAATTCGCCTGCGCTCCAACTGTTGCCTGAAATCCGTCGACTGAAACCCATCCAGTGTGGCAACCTTGATCTTGAAGCCATTGTCTTTCAGTGCGTAAATGAAATGTCGGACTTCTCCAAGGAATATCTCGCTACCGGATTTAGCGGTCCACTGTTTTAGTAGATCGAATACTATGAAAGGCTTCAGCTCACCGTCGCCAGTATCAACCATTCTGGCAATGTGCCCCATGGCAAAACCAAGTGAGTCACCCTTGGGGCTAACGCCAATGTCTATGTGTATGACCCTTGGGATTGAATTTGGTGCCCTAAAGTTGTGGGTGAGTTGTCCGTCGGGGTCTATGGGGGATTCGTCGCC